TCACGCATCATGGCTCGACCTGCACGGCGACAAAGAATCCGAAGATGAGCAGGGTGCCGAGCAACAGCAACAGGACGGTCATGGCTCGACCTCGCGCACGCCGCGCAGGACGTCGAGCTGCGCCTCCAGCTTGAGCCGGTCGTGGTAGGCGTCGATGAGGGCGCGGCAGGCTTCCTCAAGGGCCAGCTTGAGCCCGTCGCGCTCGTTCTTCAGGGCGTCGCGTTCGGCCTCGGTCTCGCGCAGGATACGGCGCAGGTCCACGGTCATGGCTTCGCCTCCCAGCACTTGCAGGCGAAGTCGGCGCACGTCGTATCCGCCGGGTCGTCGGCGACGCCGAGGACGCACTCGCCGAACTCGGGGCCGACGCAGGTCTGGTCCCAGTGCAGGCACCCGTCGCAGCGCCGGGCAATCATGCCCTCAATGATGCTGTCGGCCATGTGTGATGCGTCCTCGTAAACTCTGCGCTTGCGTTGCTCCGTTGCCAGTTCGGCCTCGGCGTCGTGCAGTTTGTCCTTCAACTCACCATTGGCGAGTTGGTAGGTGCGTGACTCGGCCTCGGCCTCGGCGACGGCCACGGTCATGATGGCCTGCGTCGTGAGCACGCAGTCGAGGTGGGAGACGGTGCGGAGCGGTGGCAGATAGTGTGCCGGTCCCGACCAGTCCGGTTTGGGCTCCCGCTCGCCCTTCCCGCAGACGGGGCAGATATCGGTCATGGCTCCAGCTCCCGCGCCTTCTTGCGCGCGTTCTCGACGTCGTTCGGCACGACGTCTTCCAGCAGGGTCAGGGCAATCTCCAGCCGCTGGCACTCGGCCTCGAACCGCTCCCGTAGCCCGCGCTCGCGCTCGCACTGGCGGTCGGCAGAGTCGGCGTAGTCGCGGAACATCTGCGCCTTGGCCTCGGCCTGCTCCCAGTCCTTGTGCGATACGTCGCCGATGGCGTAGGCGCGCTGTAGCTCGGCCTTCACCCTCGCCAGCTCGGCCTCTGCCTTCTCGGCGTGCAGCTTCCAGTAGTTGCGGCTATTGGCCTTCAGCGCGGCCAGCTCGGCCTCCAGCTCGGCGATGCGCTTGTCCTTCTCTGGGCAGAGGGGGCAGCCGACGCGGCTCAGTATCTGGCAGGCGTGGGTGTCGTCGTCGAGGTTGACGAGCATCCCGCAGACGGCGCAGGTGCGATACACCGGGCTCATGGCCGCTCGGCCCAGCGTGGGCTGCAGAAGACGGCGAGCACGAGCAGGATGAAAAGCATGTAGCAACCGACGCTCATGATTTGGCCTCTTCCTCGTCGCCCGCGATGAGCGCGGCGATGCGGTCGGCGACCACGTGCCAGCGGTCCATTTCCTCGCCGCCTGCGCGCTCGGCCAGCTCCCGCCAGAAGGTCAGGGCCACTTGGAAGGTCTGCAGGATGCTGTTGCGCTCGGCGGTCAGTTCCTCGATGCGGTTGGCCTCTTCATAGCTGTCAACGATGGTCCGCACGAGGCTGGCGATGCGCTCGTTTTTGGCCATGACGAGGACGCAGGTCTCGTGGCCGAACGGGCAGGCGTCGCCTTTGGTCTTGCCGTTCATGATGGTCGCCCCTCCCGTTCGTACCGCTCAGCCATCTCGCCCCACTTGGCCAGCGCCTTGAAGCTGTCGCCGTCGTACATCTGCAGCAGGACCCGGAACAGCATCCACTGCAGCTTGTCGCGCTCGGCGAACTGGCGCTCCAGCAGGGCCTGCAGCCGGTTGATGACCGATGCCCGGTACTCCAGCTGGCCCTCAGTCGTCAGGTCCACGCCTTGCAGGCGCTCCCAGTTCTTGTCAGCGTTCATGCTCACATCCTCAGTCTAACCCACCCGCCGGGCGTCCGCGTCCCGGCCACGTCCACCAGACGATGGCCGCGACCCAGCCGACCACGACGCCGAGGAACAGCATGGCTCCGGGCAGCGGGCTCATCGGTTCATCAGCGCCCAGCACTGCTCGCAGGCGAACGCTGCCTCGGGGTCGACCACGCCCCCGCGCAGGGCCTTGAGGAAGGCTGCCGGGTCGAGCGCGATTCCACGCTCTTGGTACAGGCCGACGATGCGGAAGATGGCCAGTGACAACATGGCCTGCAGCACGCGGCGCTCATCCTCGAACTCGCGGCGCTGGTCGCGCAGGTCCCGGCGCAGCGCGAGCACATCGGCGCTCGGGCGCTTGGGACCGTCCATCACTTGACCTTCTCCAGCCAGACAACGGCCTTGTAGCCGGGCTGCGCGCTGACGCGGGCGACGCGCAGAGGCAGACGGTAGCCCGCGATGGTCAGCACGACCTCGTCGCCTACCTCCATCGGGAACTCGACCTCGTCGGTGCAGGCGAACGAGACCTCGATGGGGTTGACGGGCTCAAGGTGGTTGAAGAACCGCCAGAAGCGGAAGTGTCGCCGGACCTTGTGCATGGCCTCGGCGAAGGGCACGTTGCTTGCCTTGATGGTCATTTCAATCTCCTGTCCAATGGGCATGGCTCAATGATATCGCGCCTCGGCGGCGTCAAACTACAAGAGGTTTCAGCCCTGCCAGCTGCGGGCCTTGCGCAGCGGCTTCTTGAGCATCAGGTCAGTTATCGCCCACACCCGGGCGTCCACGCGGTCGGGGCTCAGCTTGTCGTCGATGGGCGACCACGTACACATCTGCGTCTCAAGCGCCGACAGGTGGCCGACGTGGTGGATGCGCCCGGCCTCGTCGAGCGCGGCCACGGGCTCAGCGCGGATGACCTTGCCCCGGCTGGCGTGTACCAGCTTGACGGGCACGGTGTGGTCCACGGTGCGGAGCGTGAACTTGACCATGTCGCCGCCTTGGTTCGCCTCGGCGACGATGCAGTCGGCCTCGTGAGCGTGGTAAAGCGCGATGGCGCGCTCGGCCCAGCCACGCGGCGAGTACGTGCCGCTCATGTCGGCGAGCACGTAGCCGTGGGCCTGCTCCAGCTCGGTCGCCGGGCGGTCGACGCCAGCGGCCACGATGCCGGTCTCGTCGCTGTCCTCGTTCGCGGTCACGGCGGGGTCGACGGCGACCACGACGCGGCGCAGCTGCGGGAACTCGGCGACGCGGTTGCGGTCGAGCATCCGGTAGTTCCAGAGCGCGCCGGTGACCTCGTCGATGAAGCGGGCTTCAATCTCCTGCTCAAAGGCTCGCGCGGTCATGGTCCCGCGCATGGCGTCAATCTCGCCCGGCGGGAGCTTGGTGTTCGCCGAGGTCGGGAAGCGCCAGCTCATCCAATCGGGCTCGCTCGCGTTCTGGCCCAGCTCGTACAGCTCCATGAAATCGTTGCGCCCCCGGGGCGTCGACAGGAACCACGCGCCGCCGCGCAGGTCGATGAGCGTTGGGCGCAGAGCGAGGTTCCATGCGTCGAGCAGGTCCTTGACCATGGCGGCCTCATCCACGACGATGAGGGCGTACTTGCGCCCGCGTGCGGCGTCGGGGTTCTCAAGAGACCACATGTCGAGCACGCCCCCCGTCGCCAGCTGCAGCCGGTGCTCCCCCTCCAGCTTCTGGACGGTCAAGGGCTTGAGCACGTGGCACGTCTCGCGCCAGTGCTCAGTGAGCATCTTGTACGTCGGGCTGAACCAGCCCACCGGCAGCCCCTTGAGCAGGGCCTCGGATGCGACGTAGATGCCGAACTTCGACTTGCCACACCGGCGACCGGCGCAGGCGACGTTGAAGCGCGCCCGTTCGTCCAGCATCTGTTGCTGGGCGGCGTGCGGGCGGGGCAGGTGCAGCTCAACGTCGCAGCTCATCAGTCGTCGTCGTAGATGACCGTGATGCGCAGCTCATTGTCGGCCTCGGTCTTGTCCGGGGCGTCGATGCCGAGCAACTTGCGCCGCGACTCGGCGATACGCAGCAGGCGGTCGGCGGCGGCCAGCTCGTGGCCCTTCTTGGCGAGGATGCGCTCGCAGACGCGCTGCAGGGCGTCGAGCCGCTCCAGCTCCAGCTCGCGCAGGCAGTCGGCGTCCTTCTCCTGACGCTTGACAGAGTCGGCGAGGGCGGCGTGGATGTAGCGCGACACGCTCTGCTTGCTCACGCCCAGCTCCCGGCCAATCTGCGCCAGCGTGAAGCCGACGCGCTTCAGCTCCAGCGCCCGCTCACGGCGCGCGGCGAC